AGACGAGCTTAGATTACGTGGAATACCTGCTTTAGGGTTCTCTCCGGGCAAGGGAAAGGACAAAGTAACACGTATGCATATGGTTGCACCTTTGTTTGAAGCAGGGGTTGTTTGGGCACCAAGTGACAAGAAATTTGCTGATGATCTGATAGAAGAGGTTGTTTCATTTCCAAATGGAGACTATGATGATTTTTGTGATAGTATGACATTAGCGTTAATGCGTTTTCGCCAAGGAGGTTTTGTATCTCTGGAAGGGGAAGAGGAAGACGAGTTCAGATATCGCCGCAAGCGGGAGTATTATTAATGGCTATAGAAGATGGAATAAGACCAGAGGACATGACCCCAGGGGTTGCTTCTGTAGATGTATCGGTTCCACAACCTCAAACGTTTGAGGGTGGAGCGGAGGTTTTGCAAGGCCCTGAAGGTCAAGCAATAGTTCAAGAGTTGATGCAATCTATGGCGGGAGAAGAACAAGAAGCACCAGTTCCTCATGATGCGAATCTAGCAGAGTTACTAGAAGATGGTTATATGGGAGAAATTTCTTCTGATCTTAGAGCTTCATATGAAGAAGACTTAGAGTCCAGATCAGAATGGGAAGAAACCTATACAAAAGGATTAGATCAACTTGGAATAAAACAAGAAGAAAGATCAACTCCTTTTCAAGGAGCTTCTGGTGTAACGCATCCATTGATTACGGAAAGTGTGACACAGTTTCAAGCACAGGCGTATAAGGAACTATTGCCTGCAGGTGGTCCAGTACAAACGCAGATTATGGGACTGCAGGACGTTGCAAGAGAAGAACAGGCGAATCGAGTTAAGGACTACATGAACTATCAGATCACTGAAATCATGGAGGAGTTTGATCCTGACATGGATCAGTTGCTCTTTTATCTTCCTCTTTCTGGTTCTACGTTTAAGAAGGTTTACTTTGACGATACGAGACAACGAGCCGTATCTAAGTTTGTACCTGCTCAAGATCTTGTTGTTCCATATGCAGCATCTGACTTACAGACAGCATCGAGGGTTACGCATGTTTTAAGAATGGATGCTAACGAGCTTCGTAAGATGCAAGTTGCGGGCATCTACAGAGATGTAGAAATACTGTCGAGTGATCAAGAAGAGAACGAAGTACAAAAAAAAGTAGACAATATACAGGGAATACAAAAAACATATACAGATGATGTTTACACAATTCTTGAGATGCACGTTGATTTAGATCTCGAAGGCTTTGAGGATATGTCTCCCGATGGAGAGCCAACAGGAATTGCCTTACCTTACATTGTAGTAATAGACGATGGTTCTGGAGAAGTTTTATCCATACAAAGAAACTTCATAGAAGGAACTGGCCTAGCTAAAAAGACTCAATACTTTGTGCATTATCGGTTTATGCCTGGTTTAGGGTTCTATGGCTTTGGTCTTATCCACATGATTGGGGGTCTTGGACGAGCGGCAACGAGCATACTGCGTCAACTTATTGATGCAGGTACTTTGGCTAACTTGCCCGCAGGTTTCAAGGCTAGGGGTGTAAGGGTACGAAATGATGACGAACCGTTACAGCCGGGCGAGTGGAGGGATATTGATGCACCAGGTGGGGATATAAAAAATTCTATTATTCCTTTACCGTACAAAGAACCTTCGGGTACTTTAACGCAATTACTGGGATCTTTAATCGAGGCAGGAAAAAGATTTATTTCTCTTGCAGATCAGAAGACTGGAGATATGAACTCCCAAGCTCCTGTGGGCACAACGGTAGCTATGCTCGAGCGTGGCATGAAGGTTATGTCTGCTATTCATAAGAGATTGCATTATTCTCAAAAAACAGAATTTAGAATACTTGCTAGAATTTTTAAAGATAATCTGCCCCCAGAGTATCCTTACGAGGTAGCGGGTGCAGAACGCACTATAAAAGCAGAAGACTTTGATGGCCGTGTGGATGTAATTCCAGTCAGCGATCCTAATATATTCTCAATGGCACAGAGGGTGACTCTTGCTCAAACTCAGCTTCAACTTGCACAATCGAACCCTCAGATACATAATCTACACTCTGCGTATCGTAGAATGTATCAGGCTCTTGAAGTTCAAAACATTGACGAGGTTCTTCCTCCCCCTCCTCAACCAGAACCTCTTGACCCCGCCATTGAGAATGCCAGAGCTTTAATGAGTGAAGTGCTTACTACGTTTCCCGAGCAAGATCATGATGTTCATATCCGTATGCACTTAATGTTTATGAAGACACCTTTGGTTATGACTTCTCCACAGGTTATGGGAATTTTCTACTCACACATTATGGAACATGTTTCTCAGAAATCTCGTAAAATGGTAATGCAAGAACTGCAGGCAGTAATGGATATGGCTGCACAACAAACGAATGTGGATCCTAGAGTTATGCAGGCAGAGCTTCAAAAACTTCAGACACAAATGCAAGATCCTGCTGAAATGGAAAAGTTAGTAACCATGCAGCAAGAACAGATTCTTAAAGATTTAATGCCAGAGCTTATACCTCCTCCAAATGATCCTATGTCTGATCCTCTTGTTCAAATCAGAATGAAAGAGCTTGCCATTAAGGAACAGGATCTAGGAAGAAAGGTTCAGGAAGATCAGTCTGATCTAGGAATAGAGGCTGCAAAAATGCAACAACGTGCCGTGACTGACGCTGCAAGGATTGAAAGTCAAGAAGAGATAGCTCAAAATAGAAATGATGTTAATAGGGAAAGAATTGACGTTCAAAGACGGAGAAACTAATTGAAAATTTTAGAAGTAAAAGCAGAGCTTGATACATACAGAGCTGTCAGCGAGGAGAGATGGCTCGAGATAATTAGCCGTGTTAAAAGACTCGAGATGGTTTTGATTGGTTCCGCAGGAACGACAATAGTACTATTGTTAAGTCTTGTGGTAAAAGGCTAGTACAATGGATCCGTTGTCTCTAGCCCTCCTGTCGTTTTCAGCGTTGAAAAAGGGCATTTCGCTTGGTAAAGACCTCTCCTCGATGGGGAAGGATTTGAATAAAGTCTTTGATTTTATAGATGGTACAAAGGCAGCCCAGAAGTCTGGGAATAAAAACGATCCATTATCTGACTATATAGCCTATGAAAAAGCCCTGGATATGGAAAAACAGCTTATGGAGGTTATCTGGCAGACCAGAGGTTCCAAGGGTGTGGCAACCTTTAAGCGAATGAGAACACAAGCTACGGAGCGAGACAGGCAGTCTAAATACGCTGCGGTGGCTCGTAAAAACAAAATATTAAATGTTTTATCAATACTTTTAGGATTAGGGATAACAATAGGTGGAGGGGGTTTGTTAATCTGGGCAGCTATTGAATTTAAGCCCTAGTCAGTTGATTTTTTTTACCATTGTGTTATTGTTGCTTTCATATCTTGATTCAATAGCACCACCACCACCAACATGGATGATAGTAAAATGAACGAAATGATACCCGATAAACAAGCATATCAAGCGAATAGACGTATCATGTGTTATGCAGCATTAGGTCTTATGTCGATGACTACAGTAGCAACGATATGGGATCCTGTAAGGATGGCTCATGCAGATGGAGCTATCATGACTCAGTATATTGCTTTAAGCGGCCTGGTTGGGGCTTATTTTGGATTTAGTAGGACTTCTGGTTCTACCTCTAAAACAAAATCAGAAGTGGAGATGACCAAATAATGTCAAATAAAAAGAAAAAGACTAGAAGTGTTTTACAAAAATCTATACATGGTGATTTACCTATGACTTCAATGGAAGAGGCAGAATATCTTAGATCTTTTGGCTCAGAGTTTATTCAAAAAGTAGGATCAAAAGGTTATACTAGAAAAGGTGTTAAGAGCAACGCAGCAAAATTTAAAGGAACTTTTTAAGGTGTATGAGTATGCTATAAAGGAAGTAATTAAAGTAGTTGATGGAGATACCATTGATATCTTAATTGACCTTGGCTTTGATCTCACAAAAAAAGAAAGGGTTCGACTAGCAGGTATTGATGCTCCAGAAAGTCGAACTCGAGACTTAGAGGAAAAAGAGCTAGGTCTAGAAACGAAAGAGTTTCTTATCCGAAGGCTTGAAGATGGCAAGGCTTCTGGGTTAAGAGTAAATACAGAAAAAGATGGTAAGTACGGAAGAATGCTTGGTTGGATTTATTGTGGAGATACTAATATTAATATGGAATTAGTGGATAGAGGTTACGCCTGGTTTTACGACGGTGGAACAAAGAAGAAGGATTTAGATGAACTTAGAGGGAAAAGAACTTAAATGAGTTTAGTTGCTTCCTTAATAGGACCTGTCTCTGGATTGTTAGATAAGGTAATCGAGGATAAGGATCAAAAAGCCAAGTTAGCTCATGAGTTAGCTACGATGGCAGATAAGTTATCGCATGAACAAAATCTTGCACAAATCGCAGTCAATAAAGAAGAAGCAGCTTCTGGAAGCCTGTTTAAAGGTGGCTGGCGTCCTTGCGTTGGTTGGGTCTGTGCTATTGCTTTTTTCTATCACTTTGTTGGCCAGCCTGTTATTGTTTTTGTTTTAACGGTAACTGGAGTTGAAATACCAGATTTACCAAATTTCAACATGAATACCCTTCTAACCGTTTTGGGCGGAATGCTGGGCATTGGCGGATTACGCAGCTATGAGAAGCAGAAAGGTCTGACGAAATAATGGCTAAAGAAAACTTTCAAGAATGCTTGAAGATGATCTTGCACCATGAGGGTGGGTGGGTAAATCACCCGCGTGATCCAGGAGGTGAGACTAATTTTGGAGTAACCAAAAGAGTTTATGAGGAATGGGGCGGTACTAAGGACATGAAGGAGTTAACGGAAGAAGACGTTGCTCCTATTTATGAAAAGAACTATTGGCTTCGAGCTAAGTGTGATCACCTTCCTTCTGGTTTAGATCTAGCTGTTATGGATTGGAGTGTGAATAGTGGCGTTGGTAGGGCAGCAAAAAAGTTACAAGAAATGATTGGAACTGTGGCTGATGGTGGAATTGGTCCTAATACTCTTAAGACATTAGATGAGTACATCGAGCATCATGGTTTAAGTAAAACGATTAAAACGTACACACATATAAGACAAGAATTTTACGAGTCATTATCCACGTATAATACGTTTGGAAAAGGCTGGACTCGTAGAAATAAAGAGACTACAGATACAGCTTTAAAAATGATTGAAAGATAAGTACATGGATGTTGTTGACTTCTCGAAATATCTGTATAAGAAATTAAGACAGAGACAAGATGATTTGTCTGTTGCTCTTGCACATGGCTCAGTAAGGAGTTGGGAAGAGTATAAAATGACGGTAGGAGAGATTCGTGGTCTTTCTCTTGCGTGTGATGAAATCAAGACCATGCTTGAGAAAGATGAAAACTATGACGAAGACACTTTACATTCCTGAGAACGTCAAGAAAGACATCGAAAGAAAAAAGAAAGCTAAAGTTTTAGATAATTCTTATGTAGATCCAAACAATAGAGTCTTAGATCCCTCCCTCCTTAAACAAAGTTTACTTGACAGATTACCTCAACCAACGGGTTGGAGAGTTCTCGTTATGCCTTATCAAGGAAAAGCACAAACTTCTGGAGGACTTATCGTTCCAGATGAAATTAGGGAACGAGAATCTGTGGCTACAGTTGTCGCTTACGTTTTAAAGTTAGGTCCATTAGCGTACCAAGACAAAGAACGATTTGGCAACACCCCTTGGTGCAAAGAAAAATCATGGGTTTGTATTGGACGATATTCTGGTTCGAGATTTAAAATAGATGGTGGAGAAGTTCGCATTATTAATGATGATGAAGTTATTGCCACCGTTTTAGATCCCGATGACATAAGACATATTTAAGGAGTACAAAATGTCACAAGAAACACAAGCAGAAGCAGAAGCAGAAGCAGTTGAAGAACAAGAAATTGTTGTTGAACAAGAACCAGAGAATCAAGCAGAAGAGAAGCAAGAATCTCCAAGAGTAGAGCTGCAAGAAGAAGTTACTGAAAGTGAACTGGATTCCTACACTAAAGGAGTTCGTAAAAGAATTTCAAAACTTAACGACAAGTTTAAACAAGAAGAAAGAGATAAACAGGAAGCATTAACTTTATCTCAAAGACTTCTTGAAGAGAATAAGAAGCTGCAACATAGAGTTAAATCTTTAGATACTGGATACGTAGCTGAATATGG